TTTTAATTCAAAACCACCGTGATCTGAACCAATATATATATTCATATTGAATTGTTATTTTATATATTTCTAATCTTTGTTTTAATGTATATTTTTAATTTACCAGACCTCACATAAAACAAATTCCATTTATACTCATGTTTATGTGTAGAACAATATCCACCAGCATGAACCCATATTCTATGAAACTCCACAAATGGGGTCTGTAGAATTATCTCTGTTGTACCCCAAACTTTACCAGATTTCATTGGTCGTAATAATCCTTCACCGGCTCTAGTTCCAAAGCTGATGTTCCTAATCGCCCAGATGCTTCTTGCACCCAATCTTTCTGATACTCATAGCTGTTTATAGTTTCAATACTATAAAGGAGTTCACCTAATTCTACAACCTTCTCAGCACCATTGTTCAATGACTGCACCTTCTGTTTTTTAAGAGCTTCTTCTTCTGTATAGGCATCTGCAAGGTATATTCTTTTTACTACTTCTACTGTATTAATAACATACTTAGTCATCCCATTCTCTCCCATCTGTCAGTGTCTCCACGATGTGTCTCATCACTCTATAGGGATCCGCATTAGATGCTGGGCGTCTATCTTCGAGATAGCCACTATAATCATTGTCTACTGTAAAGATAGGAATACGAATACTAGCACCCCGATCACTAATCCCATAGCTAAACTTCTTAATAGATTGTGTTTCATGTTTACCTGTCAACCTCTGGTCATTATCTGAACCATATAAGCCCATAGCCTCTTGATGTTTCGCCTTTAACTTTTCACAAAGGGTTTGATGTAAATACAATGAACCCCGATTTCTCATCTCATCATTAGAAAAATTAGTGTGCATACCAGAACCGTTCCAATCACCCTTCTGTGGTTTCGGTGCAAAGTTAATTGTTACATCATGTTTCTCTGCAATCTTCTGTAATATATATCGAGACATCCACATATCATCACCGGCTTTAATACCAGCACCAAGGACTTGATACTCCCACTGACCTAATGCAACTTCAGCATTTGTACCAGTTATACCAATATCAGCATTCATGCAAGCCTCTGTATGTCTATCTACAATCTCTCGACCCACTACATTACCTTCACCAACACCACAATAATAATCACCTTGGGGTCGTGGCTTACCTTTCTTTGGCCAACCCAATGGGCGACCATCTTTATACATAAAATACTCTTGCTCAAAACCAAACCACCATTCACTACTGATTAAATTTTGACAATGTGTTCTCGTATTAGATTTATGTGGTTCATGGTCAGCACTCAACACTTCACACATTACATAAGTGCCACCCAACCCAGGTTGAGTTCTTGTTGCATCTGCACGAATACGGTCTATGGTGTGATACTCTGCAACTGGATTCAATATACAATCAGATTGATTACCTGTTGCCTGTTGTGTAGATGAGCCATCGAAAGCCCATATATCAGCGTGATCATTTACCTTTACTTTGCTTCTTAACGACTGTGTAGGTCTGTAACCATCTAACCACACATACTCAAATTTTTGTGTCATCTCATGTACCCACCTTTTTTATGTATTTCCAATAATCTGTTTCTTTTGGATCTTGCTCTTGTTTATGTTCTCTGTACCACTGATAATCACCTTCACCAGTTTCAGCTAGCCAGCCTTGCATACTATCATGCATCACCACCTTTACGGCAACGTGTTCAGTAGTCCTTTCATTTTCAAGGACAATCTGTTGTCCTCGACGGAACACCATACCACTCGTACCAAATTTTTTTACTTTCTTAAGTGCGTTCATAATATAAAGGGGCAGGAGGTAGGAGGGACTTGGGTTCACCCTCAACCGACACCAGCAAACTACCTTAGTCATTGGTTCGTCGGACCTTCGCCCTAGTCTTGGTTGACTAGTGTGACACCTTCTCCTTTCGGATAGGCGCCTGAGTACCACCTCTGACGATTAAACATTATCTCCATTTGCCACAGAGATTGTTCTGCCACTACCTCCCCCAACTCAGTGCCCTGAGTCAGGTGCCTTTTTTCATTCTACTCTACCTTTTCTCCAACGATAATCTGTTTTATTATTACTTCTATATTTCTTTTGATTGTATTTGTTCACAAGTTCATCAGTTAATTCTTGTAGTTTAGGCACACAAATATCATTGGTCCACCGAACTAACTCTGCATTATCATGTTCTAATACTTTAACTCTATCTTGAGCCTGTTCTAATTTATAAGAAAGATGTGCAATTCTTCGCTTTGCTTCATCTACATATGATTCTTTTTGTGGTTGTTCTTCACTCATTATATCAGACCCTCAGTTTCAACTATTTCTATAAGTTCCTTTTTGCATCGCCAAATATTTACGTCTACAAAAGGTTCATACTTTTCAATTAATCGGCTTACCTTTGGCCAAATAATTTGTTCTCTAATCTCTTTATCAAATGCCTTACGATAGGATACTAATTTTTCAAATACCACTAAAGTTTCTAAACTAATTTTCTTTCCTAAATAAGCCTTTACTAATTTTGGATGATTTCCGTTATCACAGTTAAATATTATATCAAAATTCGGGGCCTGTGTCAAGAGTTTTTCGGCTTCATTTTTAAAAATATATTCAATACTTTCATTTTTAGCGACCCACTCTTTCCATACTTTTTCATCCATTTCTCCAACCCATACATTACCTAATATAATGTTAGAAACAAAAAACTCAATCAATAAAGGATCATCAAGTTTTCTAGCCAACCTTGAAAAACGAAATCTATCCTTTCTTTTTTCAAAACTTTGCTGTGTAGCATTTGTTTTACCATTATACTTAAAGTAATCATAGTCACTACTGAAATGCAATTTCAAAGCCAAGTAGTGTTTATATGCTTCAAATTCATTCATTCTCATAGAGGAAGGCTAGATGTCTTTGGTAAATAATTCAAGGCTTCTGCATCAGCCTGTAATTTTTCTTTCAAAGACCTATCAATCCATTTAGTAATAGTATCTGGTTCTATTACATTCTGCTCACAGTAATAGATGATAGCTTCCATATGCGTTAGGTGTTTGGTTCTCACAAGTTCATCAACAATAAGTGCAAACTTTTTGGGTGTAATCTTTTCTACCATAATATAATTCTCAATTAAGTGGGGTCGCTTTGATAACAAGGTGCGACCCCAAAACCCCGGATAAGATTAAGCCGCTAAGGCAAACTCATCGAAATAAAAGTCATCATTGGCTTTTATGTTTTTGTGTCCAAGTCCTCTTGCAAGTTTTCGTCCGTCAGTCGATCCTGTTTCGCCCCCAATAAACTGTTCCTTTCATCGGGTACGGTGCCCCATCCAATACTTCTACTCCATTCATCAGGTGTGTAATAATAAGTATTCATCGCTTTTGCAAACTTAAAAATACCTTCATACGACACCTCATGTTTGGTGGAGGCGGCCGGTACTGCCCCGGCGTCCTGTCCGTCTATTGTCTTGCCGTCATCAGTCTCTTTCACATGGTTATTTATGAATTATGCCGCTTGTAAATCTGACACGACAGTTTCATAAAAATCATCCATCAATACCTCTAACTGAGGAAGATAGTCAGCTGTCTTTTTCTCAAACAGTTGTACTTCACCATCTTCAGCTACCATCATAATAACAACATCTTCAACAGGCTCACCTGTATGTTCTTCATACATAGAAGCATAAGCCGCACACTGAATAAAATAGTCGCCTATCCATTCTTCCTTCTTGGTGGTCGTTGTAGTCTTAAAGTCTACTACTGATAATTTATCTTTGTAAACTCCAATTAAATCACAACGACCTGCCACTTTAAATTTAGATGAAAACATGGTCTGTTCTTGTAACACAACCTGATTTATCTTCTCATCCAAATGTGATTTCATCTCACCAAACATACACCACGCCATAAAGTTCTGTTGTTTGAAATCAGAAATATCCTCATCTTGAAGATAGTTTTCAACAATATTATGAAACACTGATCCTCTACGAGCAGCCTTACCCGAAATGATTTGAGCCTGTGCAACACCTACACGCTCTCGCCATTCTTGTAAGCCTTTCTGTTTGCCGGGCTGTTTACCTAACACCGTAGTGATAGATGGATACTTCTCGCCCGTTGGGGTTTCATAAAACCGCAGTCCTTTAATATTATGTACTTCTAACTCGGGAAAAGGAGGCCCGGTGTATGCACCATTAATCATAATTTATTACCATGTAAATTTCAATCTAAACATCACTATAGTATCTCTATCATCACCTAAATCAACCGACTTTACTAGGTTTCTGCCGTGACGATTATCATAAGATACGCTCATAGTACCATCAACAGGTTGCAATGCCTGACCAACCGTAAACGACCAATCAAGATTTTTCTTCAAACTACCTCTGGCTCCCACATTAAAAGCCAATGCAGGAATTGTACTTGACATCTGTACCATACCGTTACCATCGCCGCCTGTTGAAAGTGCCATAGTTGTTGATCCAAAAAACATACCATAATCTTTTGATACTGTACTAGCTATTGTATCATACTTTCCCATGCCTGTCGAGCCTAAATAGCCATTTTCTTTTGTATATGTGAAAGTTAGCCAATCTTCTGGCTTATATAGTGCAGTCGTAGATGTATCAGAGTGCATAATACCTATCTTATCTTTTATAATAAACGCACCATCATCTAACATATCAAGCACAGGGTTACTTTCAAACCCAAGTGTTCTACCTCTACCTATTGCAACATTATCAGACAGCTTCATTTTGAAATTTGGCTTATCTCCACTGACCATTTGCAATGATAAATTTTCACTCAAGTTCAAATACTCAGTTGCTACTCTATCAACTGATTTATAGTTTACTGCATTAGTCTTATAATCTCTACCAAATCTATCAAAGAATACCATAGATAATTTTGATGCAGCTTTAATTATAACTGGACTCGCCTTCGCTCGTTCTAAAACTCGACGCTCTCCATTTCTTTCGTATGCATAATAATAGCGGTCGCCGTGACTATCATACCAATTGCCATCACCCGGTGTTCCAATAGGATATCCACCACAAAATTCACAATCGGGTGGGGGATCATCAACTACAGGTGGTGCAGCACACGATGATTGGTGCTTAACTCCACGACTATCATACCAGTTACCAGGCGTACCTATCCATACCCACTCATCTACAGGTGGGGGTGTTACAACAACATCATCACAAGGTTCATCTGGATCACCACCACCAGGAGGATTATCTACAATAGGTATAGGCTCAAACATACCACGGATGTTTAACATACCATGACCATACACATTATCTACACCCGGCGCACCTTTATCTATAGCTGATTCAAATAAAATACCAGCAGTGGCACCCGGATCACCCTTTAAGTGACCCCAATGATCATGTAAAATTGCAATGGCACCAGTAACCATAGGTGCGGCCATAGATGTCCCAGACATATGACCATAATCAGTATCAGAATTAGCAAACCCACCTGATATATAATCACCAGGCGCAACTATAAATTGATTCTTGTAGTGAGCACCGGGCCGATTAGACCATGATGTTATATTACCTGATGAATCTGTTGCTCCAACAAACACAACATTTTCTATACCTTTTTTATTACCTGGATCTAATAATGTGCCATCATTACCAGCCGCATTAACAAATATAATATTTTTATGTGCTTTCCAAACTGCGAGTATATTAGCATTTATATAAGCTCGACCTACATCGTCGTAATCACCATAGCTTTGATTGATTACAGTAACACCATGACTTGCAGCAAGATTAGCCATTTCTATTTCGGCTGAATCTGATATCCACTGACCACCATCTGGACCCCAAACAGTACTAAAAACTGCATAGCTTCCAATATGTGCTTTAGGAGCCACACCCCCATCATGGTTTAACCAATCGGGAGCTTTATTAACACCGGCTATAATTGTAGCAACATGAGTACCATGATTACTATAATATTGACCCGTATCTTCTTTGGAATAATATTCAGTACAATGACCAGACAACTCTTGGTGACTGCATCTCGCCTCACCATCCATAATACCCACCTTGACCCCGGAGCCATCTCCGAATTTGTGAGTTAAATTAATTGCGTTATGGGCCCATTCACTACCATACACAGCACTAGATGCTGCAAACAACATAATCAAAATATACCGCTTCATTTCACTACCCTTCCCTTTCGGGGGTTTTAAGTATCGTCTTTTATTCGCATATTCGTCTTTGCGATCAAATAGCTCCTAACAAGACCACTTCTAATGATATCACCAATACCAAACTCTACTATTTCAAATTCTTCCATTTCACCTAGAATAGCCTGAAAATTGTGATATCCATCTCGGTCACCATTATGCTTCCGTAAGTCTGATTGTGCCATGTCACCGGCAAAACAAATCTTACTATCTTGACCTACACGGGTCATAATAGTGTCCAACTCTTGAAATATTAAATTGGATGCCTCATCTACAATTATAATACTTCTATCAAATGTTTGACCTCGTAAAAATGAGGTCGAATAAAATTCTAATGATCCCTGACCAACTAACTTATCATATAGTACATCATGCCCTTGATCAGAAGGCATTTCAAACAAATATCTAATAAGAATCCTATATGGATCTTGATACAGGTCTGATTTTTCTTGCAGAGTACCAGGCAAAAACCCAATGTCTCTAGAAGGCAACAATGATCTAACAATGACCACCTTATCATACGGCTGACCCTTATCTAACACGGCTTTAAAAGCCAAATGCAATAAGATAAAAGTCTTACCTGTCCCTGCACTGCCTGTGAGGAACACATTCTTTTCTTTAGCCCATGCATCAAAAACCTTCTGCTGGTTTTCGCCAATGGGATTAATGGTGACAAGTTGATTAGAGTTTATATACATCTTTTTATGTTTACTCAAGTGTTAGTAATCTCCTATAAGAAGTTCACTAATATTTATCCAGTCTCGATATCTGAGCCTGGACTATTCGCTTTTATTCGTCTGAGCGTATCTCTCCATCCCTGATCTGTATGACCTATAATATCACCAGTATGCCCGATCAAATTATTTTTAGCTGGACAAAAAACCATAGTCCAACCTATAACTTTTTTAGCCTGCATCTCAGCAATGGAGCACATGAATTCGTGCTCCACACCGTCAGGGTCTTTCATGCTATAGGTAGGCATTACTGTTGAATCTTCCAAGAACCATCAGCTTGCCGACAGGCAGTACCATAAGCCTCTTCCATGTGACCACCAATAGAAACAGTCTGTGTAAATTCACGACATGGCCCTGTAGATGTGCCAAAGGTACGAGTAGG